AATTTTATTAGCTTCATCTTCCCCTTGCTGCGCTAATGGATTAAAAGTATTTAAATCGTCTTTCAAACCTTGACCCATTTTATAGCCGGGTATATTTCCGCTTTTCCCTGCTTTAGCAACCTGCGCAGCTTTGTATTGTTTTAAGCCGTCAGCGTTAACGGTTGATATATGGCTCATAATACCATCAAGAATCATATCTTGTACTTCATCTTGTCTTGCCGGATCGTTTGCAATTTCGTCAGGTATGTCAATAAGCTTAAAGCCATCGAATAAATCATCATTAAGTAATGACTTAATAGTTTCAGGACCTCGCTGGTCAATAAGGTTAGACAATTGTGCGCGCATTAGCCTAAAAGCTGAATCGTCTTTTGACAAATCTAAACCTTTAACTCCTTTGCTATACATGCCTTGTGCTTGCTTTAATACTTCAAGACCAACGGTAGAATCTTTAAGAAAATATTTTGATATTTCAGAATGATCTAAATCGCCAAATTCTGTTTGATAAGTAAAACTACCGTCATTATTAATGACCCCATTGTAGTTTTTATTAACAAATACTTCGTCAAGAGCTGCTATTTTATTAGCATCCATGCCTTTTGAAACGTTTCTTCTATTGCTAACATACTCCTCTGTAAGCTCTTGCAATTCTTTTAACTTGGTATTGTAGCCTTCTAATGAGTTTTTAGCATTACTCATTATGCTCGTGTATTGCATATACTCAGGTGATCCTGTTTGACCTGATGCTTTAAGATTAGCAATCCGTCGGGAAGCATCGGCATATTGCATGCGATTGCCCATAAGCCCCGTCTGTAAAGCGTTTTGCCATGGAGTTGGTATTTTTTCAGCAGAATAATCCTCCGGCAAGTCTTCTAACTTGGAATAAACAAAATTGTCTATATTAGTGCGCATTAGCTTTTCTTCCTGCTTACGACGATACCTCATAACATCATCGTAGCGGTTTCCTTTTGTAGCTGCCGCTTTTACCTGAGGATTTTTATAAGCAGCCTTCCCTGCTCCTCGTATATTATATACACCTAAATTTACTGCCATAATATTTTAATTTTAAACAAACTTTCCAGCAATTTTCGCTGCCCCTTTTCCAAACCCGCCTCCAGCAGCTGCTTCTACACCTCCTGATATAGTGTCTGTTATTCCACTCATTAATGCCTGTTTAGCTTCAGCTCTAGCTGCCTTAGCTTCGCCCAATCTTTCGCCGGCCATACTAAGCATATTAGAAGTTTTTGCTGCTTCCATTTGTCTTGATTGCATTTCACCACCGGCAACCATTTGTTGACGATTAGCTTCACCCTGAGCTGCCATAGCTTGGTTTCTGTTTTCCTGTTGTGCTATAGATGCGGATGCTGCTTGCGCTTGTTGGTTTTGTGAATTGGCTAAGCTTTGCGCTAATGCTGCAATACCTGAACCGCCGGCGGCTGCTGATAAGCTGCTCATTACATTAGCGGCACCTTGCTGGCTTTGTTGTGCTGCAAAATCTGCTGCTTGTGTGTTCACCGTAAGATCCTCGTATGGGTTACTCATATTTTCATATGGGTTAGACGTGTCTAGTTGAGCGTAGCGGGATTTCATTTGATTAAATTCGCCTTGAGCAGCCCTTTCCTCCCTTCGCCTAGCTCTACCGCCGATTGAAGCACCTACTATATTAGTAATGCCGCCAACTATTTTGTCTATTGCCATAATTTACTATATTTTTATGTTATTTTAATTACGTGTTTACTAGCTACTTAAAGATATTTCACTGTTAACAGCGTATAGTTCTTTTTCTTCTGTAGATGTTATTTCAAAATCTACCTCAGCATAATATCCTATTATACCCGACGTGTTTGTTTCTGTATTCTTAGCAAAGAATATAAAATCCCCATCTGAAGGGCGTAATGCATCGTCTTCCGTGAAGCATGTGATTGAGTTACCTGATATACTTATACAAGGTCCCACTCTATACACTCCACTATTATTTTTAAAGTATACAATATCTGCGCCAGGATAATTAGGCGAATCACTGTTAGTTTGTAAAGATACGTTTAACGGGTTATTAAATGATAGTGTTATTTGAGCCATAATATTATGTTAGTGTGAACCTTAAATTAGCAACTCCATTAAGATTAGAATAATATTTTACACTTATAAAATAAGTTCCAGGAGGCACAGTCATAGTTCCCCATGGGTTAGCGTAGGTGCTTGTATGATTAAAGGCTACACTGTGTTTTATCCTTACAGGCGCAGTGGTGCCGGTCGTGGCTTCGTCATAAGCTCTTTGAGAAGTATTCCAAAGAGTTATTTCCATAGTTGTTGTTTGTAATGTACCGGTAGTTACTCTTGCATCTACTTTAAAAATAGAGCTGCTAGATCCAGCCACGATCATAGAAAAGTTGGTTGGGAAGAATGGATAGGGGAATGAATCATTATAAGTCCCTGAAATAATTTCAACGATGGACGTACCTCGTGGGGTGGTTTGTGTGTTATCTGGATTACCAGGAGTGCCATAAAACGAACTGACAACAGGTGCTAATACATTTATATCAACATCTGCTATCCTACTTGTTAATCCATTATTATCAGTAACTTGATATTGAAAAACGTCGTCAGCACTTGAAACCCCGTCATTTTCATAAAAAACTTGATGTTGAGAAAGAGAGCCTGTGGATATGCCTCCTGAAGGATTACTTAACCCGCTATCATAATACAAAGAACCTCTAGTCGGTGCTGTAATTAAAGAATAGCTTATACTTTCGTTGGTTGGACTATTGCCTCGTAATACAATTAAACCAGTGTCGCTCCCTTGCTCGCAGGGCTTTTCTATGTCAATAGCATTTGGTTTAGAAGTAATCTGTATTGTAACTGTAGCCTGGTCTGTTTCAATCCCGTCGCTAACCTCATAAACAAAAAAATCTTCTGAAACAGAAAGAATCCCTTTGCTTTTATATTTAAATCTACCATCGCCACCTAAAACAACAAACCCATGCAGCGGCTGAGTAATCATAGAATATTCTAGCTCATCCAATTCATTATCCGCGTCTGTTACGTCTAAATTAGCAAAGGTTGACCCGCCTCTTTCGCAACTTATGCCAGTAGGTTGGTCTGTTGCGATCGGTGCTGAATTAGTAACATTTATAGTTATTGTTTCTATTTCGCTATCATCTACGCCGTCATTTGCTTTAAATTTTATAAAGTCAGTTGAAAGCAAACCGCCTGAATTGGTGTAGGTAACATCGGATATTAATTCAGATGGAGGTCCAGCTACAGATGAATTTGTTGTTAAGCTTCCTAATGTGCCATCTGATGGATTGTCTACAATGGCGTGTGTCATTGTGTCTCCGTCTGTGTCTGTTGACCTTAAGCTTACTACTACACTACCATTTCTAGAGCAATCAAAAGAATCTGCAAATGCTTTTGTTTTATTTTGTATTCTTAAATTATTAGAAAGGTCTAATTCTGAAACAACATTAGTTGTGCCAACAATCCCAACATTACCTGCTATTGTTAAATATAGTTTATCTTCTATTTTAGAAAGAACAGCAGAGGTTACATTTATTGTGGTGCCTCCGTTTGACCCGCTCGATGTATTTGTAAAGCTCGATACAGAAGGCTGCGACAAAATTCTTAACGGACCATCTACTGTAGATATTTCAAATATATGCGAAAGATTAGCGTCTTCTGAATCAGTTGCGTCTATGCCACTTAACAACTGTGATACTTTATCACTTGAGATCAGCATTCTCGCATCGCCATGAGTAGGTCTTACTGTTACTGTTACCTCAGATGGTTGAGATATTGTAAAAGTTACAATTCCATTTGTATCTGTATCTATAACAGAGTTTATACCGTTTGTATATGCTGTAGTGTCAAGTGTGAAAGTGTACGTGTCTGCAGAAGAAACTGCTGGAAATGTAATATTTTCAGAATGCACGCCTGTTGAAGACATTGCTATTTCTAAATATGTTGTACCAGAAGTAAAAGTATCTGATGAAAAATCGTATGTATCACCAGCCGTATTACTTATAGATAGTTTTGTTTGAGCAGTATTTGTACCTAAGATATTAATTGTTCTAGTTTCACCTGTATTTGGTAATATTGAATCTAATATACTATAAGCTGTTATTTCAACTACTTCTGTAAAAAATTCTTCGGCTTCTGCTGTAAATACTATTGTATCACCTGTTTCATTTTCACTGCCAAATGTATAATCTACTGTAAATTCAATTTCAGTAAGTCTACCATCTGTATAGGTTTTATCATTTGTTATACTATAGCGGCTGGGATTATCTGAAGTTAATACAAAATAAGGTTCAACTTCAAAATAATGATTAGCGCTTGCTTCAAAAGTTCTTTGAAAAACTTGGGATGTTTGGCTTGCGGTATTTGTAACTGAATAAGCTACATTTGTTTCTGCTGACTGAGTAGTATTGGAAACCTCGCTACTTAGCTGCCCAGATAAACTATATTGAATAAGATCAGCTGCTCCATCAATATCTATAGTAAGTGTTGTATCTGCTGACGGCATAACATATGTATCGTCCAAATCAATAGCAACTAAAACAGTATTACCTATTGCCCCTGGGGTGCCACTATCGGATAAAGTTATATTTGATATACCCGTAATGCTACCTGTATTATTTGTAAAATTAGAAGCAGAAACAACATACCCGCTATTAGGCGTAATAGCTAATTGAGCATTGTCTGATCCTATTACAGAGCTACCTGTTTTTGTAAACGATTGTGAATTTATTGTACAATTAGTTAATGCCATTAGTCGTTATTTTCTACTATAGTTAAAGTAAATTCAGTTGTATCTGTATCACCGCTTATGCTACCTAATGTGCCAATACCTTGTGTTGAAAACTCGCTTGTATCAAGCTTGCCAGATTGAGTAGCTTCATTCCATGTGTTTTCAATACCCTTTATAAAATTGTAATATTTGCCTTCTTCTTTTATAAATGTAGGGACTTTACCATCTTGTTGATCTGTTATAATAGACGGGCAGCTCCATCCAGTATCGCCTTCGTAGCTTAATGTTTTGAAGTTTTTTATTTTAGATGCCTCTTGATTGTAAACAAATTTAATTGACGACTTAGAAGCGCTACTACCTCCAAAAAATGTATTCCTAGTGGTATTTGAATGCTCCCAAAGTTTACCTTGATAGAACAAGTAAAATTTATTGTTTAATGTAAAACCACCTTCAGGGGTTTTATTATCATAGTTTTTTCTAGTTGACCAGCCAGCAATGCTTTCTTTAAATTCTACTATATCGTTACTTAAAGCAATTTCGTAAGCGTCTTTCTGAGCATTGTAATACCCAAGTACATCAGTAGCAGCAGCTAAATTTGTTTTAAAATAACCCTTCATTCCAGCATTAGATATAGGCGTTAACCCATTCCTTGAAAGCCTCATTATAGAGCCTCTTGATTTATCTGAAAAATATATTCTAAATCCATACGCAGCAAAACTCTCGGGGTTTTTGCTAATACCAAAATCACCTACAAAAGGCGTAGCATTACCAAGAACCCTGTTGGTGGCAATTAAGTTAGGGTTGCCATCTGCGTTATATAAAGCATCTTTATTAGCTAATATATTAATCACCTTATCTTCACAGAATGCAATTAAATCTGTTTCTTTAGAATAAAGTTTTTGTATACTGCCGAACGTTGGATTTAAATCTTTTGTTATTTTTTCAGCGGCTATAAATTGATTAAGGTTATTTACGCCTGATGTAGAATTAAATATACCTGAGTATATAAGCCCTGTTTCTCTGTGTTCCTCATCATATGGCTCATCTAATGTAGTAGATACTTTAGGCCCTTTATCAACTATAGGGGCATTAAAATCATCTCTAATTCTATTTGATTCTACACCATTTCCAAATGAAAATGCGTTAAACCATTTTAAATTATTTGTATTACCTAAATCGGTCGATGCATCCCATGCTTCTTGTGTTTCATGATATATATTGAGCTCAACTCCCTCTTTAGGTTCTGTTTCAAATATAGCGGGATTTGTTAGACTGCCAGACTTTGATACACTGCTTTCCCATACTGTCATCCATGTTTGTTTCCTCCAGTTCTCAGGTGATACGCCCTCATTTGGACCATCACTACCGCCTTGCCCGTAAAAATGAACAGGCTTATCTAAATCCTCTTCTAACTCTATATGAACCCTTGCCCAATCGTGGGGGGCATTAATATTTTGATGCTTTGCAACAGTTTTTATTTTATATAATTTTGCTCTATCGGCATCATTCCACCCTTCACTTGGGTCCCAGTTACCAAATTGCAAAAACATACCTTTTTTTATTTCGTTATAAAACGGGTCGTTAGCATGATTCAATGCTCCTGTAGTGCTATCAGCCACACTACCGGGGCCATGACTAAAAGTTTCAAAACTTAAGTGCCAAATTGTATTTTCATCTGTTTTATAATAAGGGTCTTTTGATTGGCCATTTTCCGGACCTTTATTTGGCCCAAAGTTACCACCGGATTTTTCGTGTAAACTATCACTTCTGACTCCAGCTTTACCACCGTATCTAATAAAATATCTTCTATATTTTCTATCACTTGTTTTACCATTAAAACCAAGCGTTGCAACAAATTTTAAATCTTCTGTAGAAGAAACGTCGGCTTGAATTATTTCATTTAAAGATTCTTCTTTTTTTATTTTTACAAAAAATTTACCTAAAAACTCATTTGTTTCTACATTTTGCGGTATTTTTTCAACAAGTTGATAGAATATACCTGGTTTAATAAGTTTTAATCTAGGTCTAAAATTTATTTTTGTATTACCAAACCTGGATCTTTCATAATATAATATATCTGTATCGTCTCCAAATTCGCCTTGAATTTCAATTTCCGCTTCGGCATGATCGTCTCCCAACTCGTGCCTTGAAAATCCGGTTATTTTATAAAGCTCTGTCATTTTAGGCTCGCCTACAACTCCAAATCTTATATAAATATCTTTACTATTATATTCATTTAAAACTATGTCATCTCTGTTTTGTTTCCATTCGCTTCCAGAAGTATGTTCAGACATCAAAACTCGATCGCCTCCTTTTATGGGTGTAATTCCTTTTTGACCAGCTTGATGCCCTTTTCCGTTTGATATTCCTGTCCAATTAGTTGTATGATTAGCACGGCCACCATACCAAGTATCAAATATTATCCCTCCTCTAAATTCTAATATTCTTTCCTCGTCTTCTAAAAAGCTAGGGTACTCATTAGCTACATCTAAAACTTTAAATTTTTCATGCGACCCCGCTGCTATATCCTGCCCTATTGATTTTTTTATAATTATATAATCGTTTTCTGATATTTTATTTCTTTCAGATGAATTAAAGCTAATCCAATAAAAGCCTTCTTTATCCTCATAAAACTTAGAAGCTGCTAAATTATAATAAGACTGAGAAGTTTCTTTTACAAAATATTTGTAGTGAGTTGCCCAGCTTGGCTTTGTAGACTTATCAACTCTAACACTTAATTGGTTTGCGTTTTTAGATTCTGATTTAGGTATTTTAATAATGGAGTCTTTAGAGGATATTACAGGTGTTTCTCTCCCGTAATGATCTTTCCAAACAATACCAAGTTGATATTCTCTATCAGATTTTAAAGTTTGCTTTGTATTACCTGCTCTTTGGGAATATCCGGCAGTAATTAAAGGCGTTTTTGCAACATTGTAATTTTGTAAGTAATTTGCATAAACAAGCCTATTTCCTGTAACTTCTTGAGCCTTAGCTTTTCTAGGAACGTTGTCCCAAGGACGTAATATTTGATTTGACTCTACAACAGAATTAACTATTTCAGATTCAATTTCAAATTTATATGTGCCCCAATTTATGTTATCAAACTCTTCTTGCTTTATAGTCTCTGCCTTATAAACATTTGTGCCAACGGATTCTTTAAATAAAATATCCATTTCAACAACATTGTAGGGAGGCGTTTCAAAATCTTCAATAGATATTTTACGAGCGGTATTTTGCATACCTAAATTAAAACCGTTTTTAAAATCAAAATTATAATCGCCTGGCAAAAAAGCAGGTTCTGTAAATGGAGAAAACGTAGAGTATTCGCCATTTTTATATTTCCATCTATATGCAAATCTTGCAAACTTTAATTCATAGAATGGGTCTTCTTGATCTAAATTAATAGTCCAAATTTCAGATGCACTTGGTATATTTTCACTTATAGTAAGAGCGATTATATTTAAATTTTTTCCGCCGTTTGTTACTGAGTTAATTTTTGCGGTTACTTCATAATCTTGGACATAGTTTAATTCAAGATCTTCTTCTTGGTATGTTATTTTTATTATATCACCCTTTTTTAGCCCAGAAAGTCTTTGGATTAAATAAATATTAAACACATCGTTAACACTTCTTGTGCTTAAATTTAAATTGCTACTCAAATTTGTTACAGGATTTGTTCTAGCTGTATCTTTTATATCAAGTGTAGGCGCAGATAAAGGTGATTTTTTTATAACAGTAACATGCTCCTCTTTATAATCCGCACTATTTAGTTGAGTTGTAGATTGTAAAGTCGCGGCATTAGTAAGCGCAGTGGCTGCTTTAAAATCTTTTATGTTAATACCTTTAGGCTCAGACACATTATCAGTCCAAAATAACATATCGCCTATAATATTGATACCTGTTACTTTTGTATTGCTGCTAAAGCTTACCATGCTTCTAGGTTTACGCAAATCACACAAAACAACAGATATGTTTGATTCATCGTATTCTAAAATAAAATCTTTAGTGCTTGACCAAACAAGCCAATAAACTTTATCATTTCTGTTATCAACAGTATGCCCAATAACTTTTGCGTCACCAGGTATATTTGCTGAAAATGCACTATCAATTATTTCATTACCTAAAATATTTTTAATAGCACCAACATTACCAGAGTCACCAACTCCTCCACCTTCGGAGGTTGTAACTTCGATATTTACGGCGTCTCTATATTCACCATTAGGAACTAATCGCTCATCAAGATCTTTATTCATTCGACCTTTGATGAATGCATTTTTTAATTCTGGCATATATTAGTGTTTAATCCATTTAGATTTTGCTCGTAGCGTTTGTGAAAGCTCTTCTGTTTTTAAATTAAATAAACGTAGCTTAGCTTGTCTTACAGCTGCAAATCGTTCTCTTTTAAATCTTGCTACAAGATATTCGGGTGTGTTTTGCCTAGTTGCTAGTATTGCGTGAGCTATACTTTTATACATAGCTTCTTCAGCAAATTTATGAACAATTTTTTCTTCTTCAGTTGCAACACCGTCACTTATATACTTTAGTGTTACAATTTTATTAGCAATATGGCTTGAAAAGAATATTTTACCTCTTGCGTTATCAATAAAGAAAGAGCCATTAGCGTTCATGTGTTCTGGCGAGGATCCATATCTTTTACCATGCAATACTTGAAAGCTCCTATTGTCTTCTAAGTAAAAATCATTAACTGCATCGCTACCGCTATCTTGCTCCTTAAACTTTTTCCAAGTTTCAGACTCATTTGCTTTTAATAAATTACTATTACTGTCAAACAAATAATTATAATCACTATCTTGCAATAAAGCGTTAGGATTGCTTGTTTTAAAAACTGGCATTATAACATGCTCCGTACCCCCGTCGTCCACCCAAGTTAACTTAACGTAGTTTACGTAGTCATGAGGAAGCTTCATCTCTAAACTAGCAGGTATTTCAATCTCTTGAGACTTTTCACTTCGCAGCGTATCGTAGCTTAATTCTTGAATTGCTCTTTGCGCAAAAAACAGTACGTTGTTTCTTTTTATCTTTGGTATAATTTTTTCTTCACCAACATAAGCGACCATAAAGTTATTAACAATATCTTTAAGTTTTATATATTGATAATTACCTAGCTTATCTTCAGCATTTACTTGAACAATTGTGATTAATAAATCAAGTTTAGGAGCTCCTCCTGATTCTAATACATCTGTATTATTTGTATTAGCATCAAATGTTATCGTGCCAGCGCTATACTCATAATTATTTATATTAATTAATTTGCCATCTACAAATACCTCAATTTCTTCTTTAGCCGAAGGTAGCGGGCTAAACATATCAGTAGTAAGTATAAAAGCTGTTTGCCCACCTGTTCCAGTGAAGTTTGTGCTGTTATTATAATAACGTTCTTGTGATATATTGAATAATGCCATTTATTATGCTTTTTCTTGTTGAACGTCTTTTGCTTCTTCTGTAGATCCAATTTGATAAACGCTTGGATCTTTTATTAATACACCTGCAAGCTGCAATATTTTTATTACAAGATCTGTTTCTTCTGCTTCATGCAACTCAAAATCAACAGTTCCATTGGTGTCATACAGCGCTTCTCCATTTACTTCTGTATAATTCCATATAGCTTTAGCGGGCTTTTTAACGTATTGAAATGTTACACCTGCGGTTATTTCAGAAACGCCATAAACCTTAATACCGCTAGTATCTCTAGTATATATAGGAAAATCATTTGTTGGTTTTGAAAGCGGTGATGAAGTAACATATAGATATTCGTTTTTATTAACGTGCTCTACTTCGCTTCCGTTGTAAATCACTGAGCCAAGCCTGTAAAGATCCGTGGGCTTTGGCCAGTAGCTATTTGCATATGTAGTCGAACCAAAGGTTTCAAATATACTTATTTTCTCTTCAAGTATATCAACCATATCCGAATACTCTGTACTGTTACCCGGTAGTCTGCTAAACTGATTTAAATCGTAAAAATATTGCTCAAATATATCAAGCTGTGCTTGATTGGCAAATAAGTTATATTCAGCCGGTGTTAAATAACCGCGCTGCTCTTTGTTAAGTATTGCCAATACTCTTTGATATACTGTATCTACACTTACTGCCATATTAATTTTTTAATAAAAAGGCCCACAAAGCTGTGAGCCTTTCACAACTTCTAAGCCAAACGTTTCTCTATTGTTTGGTAAACTTCAATACCTTCGTCTGTTTTAAAATACGCAGCTAGCGCTGAATATGGATTTTCATCAAATGGTACTGTAATTAATTTTTTATCATTGCTTGCCCACATAAATGTTCTTTGGTCGTTTGAAAGCTTAATAAAGCCTCTTTCAACCGCGCGTATCCCTACATTTCTAATATTTATGTTTTCGTCTTGCGCTAATTCTAAGAACAAAATAGGATTGCGGCGAGCAAACAATAGTAAATCTCTTTTGAGCTCTTTAGATGTCATCGTAGACACTTTATTCCCAAGTTCAGCTCTCAATATAGCTTCAGCATGGTCAACCTCAATTTGAGAAGCTTGATTCAAAGCTTTAATTTCAAGCTCTAAGTAGTCAATATCACTTTCTGCTTCAGCTACAGGATTGTATTCTTCATAAGCCCCGCCTTTGTCAGGATGATATAATGATAATATTTTTTGTAAAATTACTTTTTCTCGCGGGACAAAAAGCTTACCATCTCTAAATACAATATGGCCAAGTCTTGCATTGCCTTTAAATTCATCTACAAAAACAGTTTTTTGATTGATTGAATATTTAATTTCGCGTTCGTAACCTTTTTCTTCGTCGAACCAATAAATACCTTTGCTTTTTAGCATATAAACAATAGGTGTTTTATTTCCTTTTAGCTCGTACAATCTGTCTTTAATTTCCCATTGGGGCGCAGTTTTTACTGCGACTTTTTCTTTTTTTGCCATGATATAATAAAATAAAAAATTTAATAAAAGTAATACCTACCCCCGTCGATAAGACGAGGGTAAATACTACATAACTATTTTAGCTCTTGAAAAGAACAAAGTTGTTAGCTGCTTGTGTTACCAAACATCTTTCAGATAGATAATGAATTTCCATCTTGTCATCACCGGTTGTTTGCGCACCGCCAACAGAACCAGTTACCCAAGATTTCATTCTACGATCATCTGCTTCAGAAGCTCTATATCGTACGTGTAAGAATGGACGACGTACGTTTTTACCAAGCTGCTGATCATATACAGATGAAGTACCTGCTGGAGTAAGAACGCCAGAAAGACCACCTACAAGACCACGAGTAGAAGAATCGTTAAGATATTTCCAGTCAGTTTTGTAGAAGTCATAAGAACCACGACGGAATCCTGTGAACCCAAGATTCAATGCCATGTCTTCTGAGTTTTCAAATACACCATAAGCAGTACCGCCTTGTGCACCGGCTGAAAGACCAGCTAAAAGATCATCAATATACAAGTTAGCATCTCTGTCTAAGAAAAGCATATTTTCTTCGATAGCACCTTGCTTGTCAAGTTCTTTTAATAGCTTATCAAACTCAGCAAGCTGATCAGAACCAGTAGTAGCTGAATCAAATTGGTTTGAAGAAACAATACCGCGTGACTCAATGGCAGCGAAAAGCCCTTCAGTTCCAGAAATAGCATTTCCGTGTTCATCAGTTACCGTGCTATTGCTATCAGCTTTTTCCGCTTCAACCATTGACATCTCTAAGTAATCTTCATAACGTACGCGAGTATCGCCTTCAGCTTTCATATACCATAGATACCCAGATTGTCCGCCTTCACCAGAAACTTCTACCCAGCCAATTTGAGCTGTGTCAGAACCTGAAATCTCAAAGTGATCTTTGATAATAATAGGTTTGTTGGTAAAGCTTTTGAATGTTGGCTCAACAGCACCACCCATACTTGCAGTACCTTTGTCATATTCAGAACCATATACAAAGAACTTAACAGCTACAGCGGTATCGCCAGATGCTAAATTTCCGATATCTTCTAGGTTCGCTCCACCATAAGGCTTGATAGTCAATGTAGAAGTAGATGCTTCACTTCCAGCACTAACAACACATTTTGCTACCTCAGTACCCCCTGCGCCTGTAACAGAAGCTACAACAGTAGCGCCTTTACGAACAGCGTGAGCTTCAGTACCAGTTGTATCAATACCAGTAATTAATGTAATTATACCTGAGGTACAATCTACAGTACCGTTATACGCTAAGTGCAAACGACCCTGCTCAGACCAAATAATTTGATCAGAAGCCATAGGCATTTCAGCACCTACCATACGTAGAAAAGATGAAATAGATCTGTTTCCATATCGCTCTACCTCTTGTTCGTATAGCTCAGGAAGGAATTGTTGTGACCAGTTTGCTCCAGTACTACCGTGAAAGTTAAGGTAGTTTGAAGACAATGTAGCTTTTTGAGCTGCTGGGCTAATCACCCCACCAGCTAAACCACCAAATTGCACATTATTGTTTGCCATTTTTAATAATTTTTAAGTTTAAGTTTAATTTTAGAAGTATCATCACCTAATACTTTTGCTTGAACCCCTCCTTGATTATTACTTTTAGAATGAACCCCTCTCGGGCCCATGTTAATATTCTTAGCTGTTTTCATACTATTTTTAAGAGCATCGGCTTTACCTTGCTCGTAAAAATGATTTGCAATTGCATCAGCATTCATAGCTGTAAATAGCGATTTGTGATAACCTTTAGCGTCACTCATAGTGTCGTCTTCATTAAGAAACTTTCTAATGAAATTATTAATGTCGCTTTGGGTTGTTTTAACTTCATCTGTATTTTTTACATTAAATCTATAGCGTTTATCAGCGACTTTATATTCAAAACCTTTGAATTCGTCATTAAACACCTGATTTGTTTTTTGCAAAAATACAGATTTAGCTCGCTCAGCTATTTTTGATGTTTCTTCATTTTCCGTGTTATACCTATTGAAAAATTCTACAGCCTTTTGTTGATCTGGAGTTAACCTAGATCCAGCTTTGATTTCTTCATAGTATTTGTTTTTTAGCTCTTCAAGCTTAGATTTCGCGCCTGCTACTTCTTCTTTGAATGCTAACTTTTTTCTTTTAACGTCTCTTTCGTCGTCAACATCTTCGTCAAATGTAAATTTATCTTCAATAAGAAAATCAATTTCGTCTGATGATAGATGTGGTTTTGATTGCTGATAGTATTCTCTAAGCAGCGCAAGATCATCAGCGCTGGAGTAGTCTTTATTTAACGCTACATAATCTTCAAGCGATCCGCCTGTTTCATTTATAAAATCAACAACTTTTTGAATGTTTTCAGGAAGCTCTATACCTTCTTCCTCCTCTTTTTGAAATGCTTCTTCAACTTCTTCAGCAAGATCTTCAACTTCTTTAATGGTTTCTTCTTGCTCTTCTTCCGCTGGAAGCTCCTGCAAAACTATCTCTCCATCTTCCTCTTTTACTTCTTCTTCTTGTCGTACTTCTTGCAGTTCCACTGGGGTTTCTTCCCTTGCTTCTTCAACCGATTCATCTTCGCGTAACACGCTGCCCTCTGGCTCTTGTTCTTGAATGGCATTTTCTGTTTGTTCAGTTTGTTCTACAGGAGGTTGAGTTAAATCAACCTTGTACATACCATCTTCAAAGGTGGCCCCTGCTTTTTCTTGCACAAGTTCTTCTTTTTCTTGTATTGACAGCTCTTCGCTTTCAACGACTTTTGCTTCAACGTTTTCAGACATAATAAAATATTATAAGATTATACACTATACATTACTTGGGTTCAAAAGAACCTAAGTCAAAATCACCACTAAGTATATCGTTTCCTGCAGATTCAAATACTTTTGGCGGTAAATTGTTTTTTCTTTGATTAATAAGCTCACTCTGCTGTGATGCTTGTATTTTTGTTCGCTCGTCTTTACGGTCTTCTTTTTCTTTTATAGCGGACTTAGCTTTTTCAACTTCTATACCTTTAAGCTGCATATTCATTTGAAACTCCAGCTGCATTAAATCTTTCTTAAGCTTCGCTTCATTAGCCAATCTTTGCATCTCAAGTTGTGACTCTAATTGCTTAAGCTCTGCTTTTTGAGCTGTTAAGGCCTGCTGCTTTTGAACTTCAGCTTGCGCAGCCATCTGTTGCGCTTGAGCGTTAGCTTGCGATTGTGCTTGAATATTTTGCTGTTGCATTCTTTGATCGTTCTCAAGCTTTTTCTTTCTACGCACTTTAAGCATTTGATTGGCTAGCTGAATATTTTTAATTTCGCGAAGATCAATAGCATCTTCTAAATCTATAAGCCCTCCGCTTAATGCTGCTTGTATATTATTTTCAAGCTTTTGAGCCTCTTCTTCATCTGGCATTAAATCAATAAATATACCAAAATCATGCAAATGTAGCTCAGTAAGTTCAGACAAGGTAGCAACATTATGAATACCAATAGATTGTATAAACGCTTCTTTAGCCGGCGAATATTCAATTACATCAGCAATACGTAAGGATATTTTTTCAGCTGTTTCTGCAGTTAAGAATAAACCACTTTGTAATATATGACGTGTAGCAGTGTTACTATTTGCAGCCGCAAGCTTTTGCACACCGACCAATGCTTTTGGATCAGGTGATGTTCCGTCTCTTGCTTCATTTAGCCCGGTAGCGTCTCGCATCATTTGCAAATAATAGTTATACGTACTTACAAGCGAAGCTATCTTATTACTACCACTATTTGAATTAATTTCTTGGATAGGCACCTTGCCTGGATTCATATCGCCATCAGATGTAAATGACCTACCAATTACAGATCCGGTCTGAAAAAACATGTTCAACGCTTCTTGCGGGCTGTAATTTGTTCCATTACCTAAATCAATTTCAGCAAGACCATCTGCATCTAAATAAACACCGTCTGGCACCATACGTGACATTACCTGCTGTAATTTTAAATGTGTTATTTGAATCATATCAGCAAAGCTAGTAATTCTACTAACCAAAGACTCAATACGACCGTTATACATACGTGGCGCAACCACCGAATAATTCATTCTTACTTTTGCAGAATCACTTTTAGGCCGCAACATATTCTCACATAACTGCCACTTTAAAAGTATATTGGCTCCGGGAACATAAACGCCTTCGTAAAGAACCTCTATATTTCTAGCTATTCTTTCAAATCTAGCGCGAGGATCTGCGGGTGGATTAAATGCTTCGTCTTTAACTATTGCTTTTGACGCTCCTGTTACTGTATTTTTTATTTTATAAACTTCGTTATGAAAAGTTTTATAATTAAAATATAATACATCAACAGTGTTTTTATCTTCTTTATTAGCATTTGGATTAAACTTATTAAAGCTTCTATAATTTGAAAAAGTACCAGATGTTAATTTTTCTAGTTCTTCATTACTTAAATCAGGAAAATCTTTTTTAAGCTCATTGATAGGTATTGTTTTAACTTCGCCTATATAATATATATCTTCAAAATACGGTGACTCTGTGTACGAATAAACTAAATTAGTAGGATCAACATATTCAACTTTAATACCCTCAGAGTTTGTATATGTTGTTTTCACGGTACCTATACCTAGCACAGCTAAATCATAATAAAAGCGCTTTCTAATAAGTTCGTATCTATTTTTTTCAAAAGTAACTGATAAAGCTTGTTCTTCCGCAATCTCAATAGCTTCCTTGTAGTTAAGTTGCATGTGAAGATCCAACTCTTCTTGCGACCCTGGCAGCTCTTGTAAACTGCTTTCCTGCGTGCGTACACCAAATTCTTGCTGTATAAAAGCATCTAATTCCTTAGCCTCCATGTCTCTAAGAACACTTTCCATGTATTGCGTTCTTTTTTCAACACCAAAAGGATCTTGTGAATATGCCTTTATATCATAACTTCTATTAGCCATGCCGTTAACTACTATATCTACAAATTTAGGTATAATAGGAACCGGTTTCCAATCTAAATTTAAATAAGACAAATCACCGTTAATAGATAATTCATCTTTATATTTTTGTACAGATTGTTCGCCACGAGCATACAGTCGCAGTTTATGAAAAGAATTTTGGTTAATATAAAAACGATTGCCTGATGAATCCCTTTTAAACCATTCGTTCTCTATAGCTCTAGCAACTTCTAACCCGAACTTCGGACTAGCTTTTTCAACATCGCTAAGCGTTTGACTTGGAAAATGACTTTTTGAAATTGATTCAGCCATAGTTGTTTATTAATTTTGATTTTATGCCTTCGTTTTTATATTTAGCTATATTAAAACTTAAGCTTATCTTTTGCCGTTCTTGATTTGGGGCATATAAATGTCTATTACACGCCATAATAGCTAACCCCGAACTAATCGCGGCGTCAAACTTTGTTCTTTTATTTAGATCAAACTTAGCCCAATCATTAAGTGTACCATTAAAATACATTTGACCGTAAGTTCCATCTTCTACTAATCCTACATATTTTTGTATATAAGACTCTATAGCAGCTGCATGAGCTTGCTTGATATCTTCACTTGAGTTAGGCATTCCACCTATTTCTTTTTCAGTAACAGACAATTTATTAAATGCTTTATCAGGTCTGTTTATTGAAAACTTTCTATAACCTCTTCGCTTTAAATAATACAATAACCTAGGTTTATTATTTTCTGCTAGTATTGGCATACCGTAAAAGTGCAATGCCATTAACACGTCTTCAAAAAACATTTCAGCTGTTTGAGGCCGTGCGATATATTCAAGAAAAAACATATTAGATGGAGCCTCTTCCATACTAAATTTAGTTAACCCATGAAGTGCGCCTTTTGAGCCCTGCCCGTCGGTTGTTCCTGATATGTCATATGAGTCACAGCCAAACGCGCCTACGTGTTCGTTTCCGGGATATAACACCCCCCTTTTGTCTATTACGCGGTTTTGAAGATTTGTAGGTGGAACCCAGCTAACTTTAAACCTTCCCTTCGGATTTGGCGTAAATATAACTTTACTGTCTTTTATCCCATTAGCCCAACTAAAGCTGCCTTGCGTTACGCCCGCTGATGAATATACGTCGTCGTTGTAATCTATTTGTTCGTATATTTTTGCAAGATTAAATATGCTGTTTTGCGTTTCATCTCTAAAAGCGTGTTCTTCTGTACGCGGAAACTGTCGGTAGAGTTCGTTTAAGGCGTCTTGGTCGCCTTTTAAACCATCAACTTCATTATTCCAATGATCTATAACTCCAACCTCGATAGAATCTCCGTACGGGCCTTCAATTGGTTTTTTTGGCGTATCAAAGACAGGGTTTCCAAAAGAATCAATGAATCCTTCGTAGTTCCATTCCATAGGTATGAACAAAGAATATAATCCTGAGCGAGTCTGTCCATTGGCGTTTCGTTTTTTGACGTCTGAGTCATAATATAGTTTTTTAAAGTTTTCACCGCCTTTATCTAATGCGTTCGACGTTGACCCCATTAAACACTTACCTATAATTCTACTACCTAATCTTAATGTCGTCTTCGTAACTCGCCAGTTGTTGAGTATGTTGTCCGGTCTTTCCCATTTGCCCGATTCGTCGTGTACGAGGAGCTTGAGCTTTTCTCCATCATACGAGTTGTCCCCTGTGTTCTTCCAGTCGATCGTCGTGTCGAGTCCCTGTAGTTCTTCTCGCGTTTGACCCGATTGTATAGATTTTCTGGTGAGCTTTGACGCGGGTACCCTGTACGCAAGCTCGGTTTTTGGTCTATCCATACCGTCTTGTATTGGTTTGAAAAAGAATGGATAGTTGACAGATATTGGTACCACTTTGTCTGTGAACATTTTTTTTGCATCCCCACCAGATTTGGACAATATTCCGAACCGTGCGTCGGATGATATTGTAGCCATATTAACGGTTTCTGACGATGCCATGAAACTAAAACCCGAACGTCTGTTTTTGAGATAACACATA